GAACCAGTAACTCCGCCCTGTTTAACCTCATAAATTCTACTATCATATTGTACATACTGCCCAACCAAATATAGAAAATTAGGAGTAAATGTTACTGCATCATATGGAGCAGAAACAGTTAGTTGTGGCAGGTCAAGCGAATCATATCCAGACCCAGCATTGTTAATAACAACGCCCAATATTTTATAGGTATTTTCGGCAAGATGACCGTCACCAGTGACAACAATAAAATCACCTTGGCTATAATCCATACCATAGTTATTAATAGTAGTTGAAGTTATAGCACCTCGAGAATAATATCCAGATTTAACCGAAGTTGTTACCGGAATATTTGACGGCGAAGTAAATTTGTTTTGCAAAGAACCTGGAATAGTATACATAAACTTCCAGATATATCCGTCCGCAGTTGCAATAGGTTCATGGGTAGTTGAAAACGGCTTTACTGTAGACGGTTGTCTATTATTATTAAATAGACACTTATACACATTTCTATCATTGGTTACGGCATAGAACTTTGCTTTATCCAAAGATTTGGCGCCATAATATCCCGTATTAATTATCGATACAGTTGAAACATTACCGATAGTTCTTTTGGATAATGTCATAGTGGTTTCGGTAAGATTTGTTATGTATGTTTCTTCTTCAATGCCCGAACCTTCAACTAGCCAACCAACGCCAATTTCAGATAAATCAAAACTACCGGTTAATGCAGAGAAATTAGCGGAAACTGGATTAACATTAATGACAACCCTCTTACCCATTTGGTCATCAAACATATCATAAACTTCACCCGAATGCCAGTCATATCTTGGTATAGTAAAAGCAATATCCGCGGATGTTACTTTCTTGAGAAAGATTATCTTTTCTCTGGTTTCATTTTCATATGCTCTTGTTACTTGAGGACTTTCAATCTCTTCCGGAGATGGTAGCCAGTCTAAGGTCTTACCAATAAAATAATAGTAAGAATTTGTATTAGATACAATTTCGTTATATAATGCTTCGGTAAGAGCCGACTTTAGTTCCGGCTTTAATAGAGAAAGAGATTCGATTGTCATTTAATTAATTTACCGTAATAATCCAAGTAACAGCCAAGGTGTCTTCTTCGCCTTTGATAATTGTAGGGAATGTTGTACGGCATAACATATTACCGCCGCTGCCGCTATCAAAGATACCAGCTTCAACCACATTACCAATAGCTACGCCGACGCCAAATGTTGCGCTATATGTTACTGTATTATTGGATAGAGTTCCGCCTTCTACCGTAAGAGCAACTCTTCCCAACTGAGTTCCTAATGCAGTGTCAGATAAATCAGGAATAGTTGCACTTGCGCCAAGACCCATATGCGACATTTGGGGTGCTGGGGTTTCGCTGTCAACCATTCTGGATGCAATATATTGTTTACCGGCGGTAACGATTAAATTATTAATCGTTTTGTCTAATAATAGAACACCGTTTTTATCGTAGTGTTTTATATTAACGACACCCGATGGATTAAGTGTTTCTTTCATACTTGCCATGAATTTCTCCTAGTTTGTAATTTCTTGTTCGTTTTCGTAATATCCGGCTTGCCAATATGCGGGGTCTTGGTCAACATAGAATGGACCCATATACAATCCGCTGGTGCCATTCTCAACTACTACGGGTTCATCAATATATTTATATGAATCAAACAAGAAGGAAATATTGTCTTGAACATTAACTGGCTCATTAAATGTCTTAGCAACAATCTTAAATGATATATCATCAGAGGAAACATTAACAAAGTCTCTAAGAGCATCTTCTTTAATAATGATATTTAATGTTGGGTCTATATTTAAATCTAATGTAAACTCATTATTTAATTGATGAATTGCAAAGTGTTTTGTGCCAGTCGGGTGTAATACTTTCCTTAAGATGTTTTTATATTTATCCAGCGATTCTTCTAACGCCGTTACATATGAATACACTTGATAATAGTAGGAATCCTGAACATACACCAAATCGCCAATAATGTTATTACTATCTTTATAGTATCCCGGATATATACAAAACTGTCCAACTCTAAATATTAAAGACGCATAATCTCCGGTAGTATATACAGTGCCCTCTTGCGATTGAATTTCCGCAACAGTTTCACCAACATATGTTAAATCTTGCATATACTGGTTTGGACTATTTTGTACATTAGTATAGTTGTGGAAAACAATAGACCCATCTTCATTTTGAGGGTCAATATAATCGTCACTAAAATATACAAGCGAATTTAATTGTATTCTAGAAGTTAAAGATGCTGGGTCTATCTCATCAGTTGGTGATATTAAAGCATTAAAGTCGGTTTGATATCCAATACCAAAAGATATAATTTCAGCAGATACAATTCCGCCAACACTGTTAGTGGATTTAATTTTACAAAGAGTGCCATTCCCGCCTTGTGATTTAATTAAAAATACTTGGCCAACTCTAAAACCTTTACCGCCTTGTTCTACATTAACCTTGACTGTGGTGTTTAAAATATCACCTCTAACAGCACCGCCAAGAGATTCTGCTGCTTCTACTCTTACTAATTTTGCGGCTGGGGTAAATCTTGTTACAAATAGTTCAAATACGCCTTCTGCTCTTGGTCTAATATTATTAACAAATACTCTATAATTTTGACCTTTGGAATCTATAATATTAACCGGATTTCCAACTAAAGTATTTGGGTTACCTTGAGTTGCTCTAAATAAAATAGAAGTGTCTTGAACCCAGTTACCATTGGATGGTTTAAATACATAATCCCACGGTTGAATAATAGTAGATGGTTTGTCAAATAGAATCTTAAAAAGGAAGTCAAAGGATGCCGTAGAACCCTTTGCATTATACAACTCTTTAATATGACGCAGGAATAATCTATTGTCAGTTGTTGCTGTAATATTATAGACATCTAGTTGTTTTCTAAAGTGCTGAATAAATTTGTCCAGCGTATCATCAATATCAACTAAGTCTTCCAGCTTACCCAGCGCATATTGTTCTTCAACCCACTCATAGTAGGCTTTGAGGAACTCAATAAACGCCGGATATTCAGCCCGTACAAATTCAGGTACTTGCTGAGGAATTAGAAATTTTGCTTTCATTAACTTCTACTCGACCTGAATGTGTAATTATTAACGTCAGATTCTACAATTGGTGTTATTGTAGACAACTCTGGCTTGATAGCAACTATTTGGTTTCTTGCTGACACAACATCATTAGATTGTGGTTTGATAATTAATTTAAATACTACATCAGAGATACCGGTGATAATCAAATCATCTATGACTATTAACCCTTTGGAGTAAATAACATATCCAATATTCTTGATAACAATCTTGTTGTTACCTTCATAGTAGAACAATCTTAATGTTCCGCGGTCTTTATCTAAAGATGACACATCATCAATATATGCAACTCTTGGTACATTTAAAACATTGATACCCATAGATATAATAGACTCTTCTGCTCCGCCCGCATTGTAAATTGGATTTCCAATATCAATAACATATTGAGTTAATTGATTGTAGTTAGGAATAATCTCTCTATGTACCTTTAGAGTAGTGATATTGCTTTTAATCGATGGGTCAGAAGCGTCAACTAATCCAGACAAAGTTGAGAATTTAAGTATGCCATCAAATCGATTCAAATTATCATCATTATATTTTTCGATAGTTTGAGCAACTATAGATTTTAGTTCGCTTGGTAATTTATTTGTTAGATTACTATCGTAGTAAAAAGAGGTCTCATGAACCACATATAGGTATTCAGGGTCAACTAATTTTGGGTGAAGAGTAACAACTCTTCTTGACCCAATAATATCATTAAGTATCAAGTCTTTTTCTATTTCCGAAAGTGCTTCAGATGATTCTGGTTTGATGGATATAAACACATCGCCATATGATGGTGGATTGTTTTGCTCGCCGCCCCATACGTTAATAGATTGAGCATTAGGATACTGAGATAAAACAATGGTCTTATAATCATCCAAGGTGACGCATCTATTTTGAGACGCATATGCTCTTGGAGCATTCCATTTAATATCATCAACTGATTCTGGTCCCGTTCCACCAAATGCAACATCAATTGTTGTGACAAATGATTGAGTGTTTGAAGCTAAAGAACCGCCATAGGTGAATGTTCGAGCTCCATTTGGTTCATCTTGACTTCCGACAATATAGGTTACAGTCACTATATTACCAGGCTCTAATGATTTACCAAGAACACCATTACCAAACTCTAGTTCGTATAATCCATTGTCTATTTCTTTAACAAAATAAACCTTTGAATCAAAATCTAATTCAATTAGTTTATCACTTCTAACAAACACTTCAAATTGAGATGACTGAGCAGTTTCCTGAACAGTAACTCTAAGTGTGGCCAAATCCACATTCGGGTTTGGTAAAACAACCGAGTTTTCGCGGTCAATAATTCTACGTTGCTGAAGAACTGTGCCTTCTTTCAATATGATATTTTGAAAGATATATTGATTGTCTTGACGATAGGCTAGATAAGAATCCACAGTATAGAATTTATAAGTTTTACTATTCAGCTGAGTTGAAAATACAGTAAATCTTGGAATCTCGACAAATGCCGGCGCATCTAATTGGTTATTAATAAAGGTAACATTAACAACTGCGGTAGAACTTTTTGCTGATTGTGGAGTGTATCCTAGTTCTTTTGCCTTTGATACAACGGATGCTCGTTTGGAAGCTGAATCCAAAAATGCTTCATTGATTGCCAAGTTTTGATATAAAGCATTGTAGTGAGTATTATACGCAAGTACATCAAGAAGAACTGATAGGCCAGAACCTTCAAAGTCATAATCAGAAAACTGGTCTTGACCTCTAAGATATTCTTTAAAATTCTCTTTGATAGAATCAAAGTCTAATTCAGTAGTATTGATTTTTCTATTTGTCGCCATTAACGTGTTCTCTGTAATGTTAAATCTACTGTTATTGGTCTTTCGGTATTCTTAATTTTAAAATTAATTACCACATATACAGTATGATTGTCGGGATTTAGATTAACATCTACACTCAGCAAAATTACTCGAGGTTCATAATTATTAATTGTGTTTATGATAGCTCTATGAAGCATTGCCTTCAACAAAGGACTAAATGGTTCAAATAGTAAACCTGTCACCTGAGAACCTATTTCCGGATGGAATAAGCGTTCATAGTGATTGGTCATGATTAGATTTTTAATTGATTGCTTAATTGCATTCTCGTCGTATTTTTTGTATACGTCACCTGTTACTGGATTAGCAATAAAGTTTAAATCTAAATCAGCGAATGTTCTTGTTTGTCTAGTAGCCATTATTATATTTATAATTGTTTTTTAGAATTAGTTCTTTCTATTTCCATTAAATATTGTAGCTTATCAGTCCAAGATGATATATCATTATGCTCATCTTCGGTGTGAGTACCTTCTGATATTTCCGGAATGAATTCTATAACATGTTGTAAATCTAACGGAATATCTTCATATTCATTATAGGTTTCCAATACGTTATTTCTCATTATGACAAATCGATGAGCCATTTAACCGCCAATAAAAACATTTGGTGAACCTGCGGCAACCGCAGTACACCCAGCTAGTGAGTCGCCAACTCTTCCGGCACCTTTACCATTTACAAACACAGTAGTTGAACCGACTGTAATGGAAGAAGAATGTGCTGGACATGGGTCGCCCGGTAACTTATGAGTTGTGTTGGGGTCGCCCTGTCTTGATGCTGCTATTCCATTTACAAATACATTAGGTGACCCAACTGCTCTAACCGAAGCCGAACAGTGCGGAACATCGGCATCGCCCACTCTAGCTGCTGCTGGCATTATGCATTACCTCCACCTGCTAAATATCGTTTTAAATTATCACCTCTATCAACTGCATATCTAACTGCAGTTATATTCGCGTCGTAATCGTGATTTACCGTGCACGACCAAGAGTAGGTTACCGGAAGCCAAGGTCCAGCTGGCACAGCCGGAGTTGGTTCCCCGCCTTCTTCTATTGGTGGTTGCTCAGGAATAGCCGAAGTTCTTTCAATTGCTTCTATTGTAAAAGTTAGTGTAAGAAATATTGGAGGCGATTCAACTTTATGGGTTGCATAAAAGACTTCGGGTAAATCTATTGGTCTTGCTACCTGATTATTATATTTATATGTCATATTCAACCCCACAATACCTTCTTCGGTATTATAGGTTGTTCGTCTGGAAAACCAAGTATCAAATAAACTAGCAAACGTAAATGTATCATTTACCCAAGATAGTGTTAATCCAGTCAATGGTAGAAATAAAGGCGACGCTGATTCAGATTCAACTGCTGTCCAAGTGACATTGGTAATTTCCGAATCAAATCCTCCATTACTTAAAGTAACAGTAGTGCCCGAAGTACCTATCCCCTCGACAAATATTAAAGTATTGGTTGGAGGAACAAAGTTGGTCATGCTAGTAAGATAAACCCTTGACCATAAGTCTTGTGGTTATTCATAGTAAATCTTTGTTTTCTATTTGTTCCTGCTCCAAATGTAGTCTTTCCGTCGCCTCGGAATCCAGTATGAATCCAAGTTGAGTTTTGACCTTCATACTCTAATATTAATTGGTCATATGGCACAAGTTTATCAAGTT